CCCGATTGCAGGTATTAAAGATGGTATAAATCAAATTCAAGATAGTTTTGGTGATATGGCGGCGAATATGTCGCAAGTTACTCAAAATGCTTTCAACGGTATGGCTGACGCTTTAACTGACTTTGTAATTACTGGTAAAGCTGATTTCCGTTCCCTTGCTCAATCAATTTTGAGAGACCTCTCATCAATGATTATCAAGATGATGATTTTTAATACTCTTAAATCTGCGGCAGGGTTTTTCGGCTTTTCTGATGGTGGTTATGTTGGATTTGCTAGCGGTGGTTACACGGGCGATGGCGGTAAATATCAGCCGGCAGGCGTTGTCCATCGTGGCGAATACGTTATCACCAAAGAGGCGACATCAAGACTAGGGATTGGTTTTTTAAATCATTTAAATTATGGTCGTGGATATGCCAACGGTGGAACAGTCGGCTCTATCCCATCAACAGGCTATAAACCTATGGCCGGTGGGAGCATTTCTGTCAAAGTAATTAATAATGGCGAACCAGTTAATGCAAGCGTAGAGCAAAGACGACGAAATGGCGAAACTGAAATCACAGTAGAGTTAATCCGTCAGATAGCGCGAACTGAAACTAACGGTATTATTTCAAATAATATGCGTTCTGGTGGCGTGTTTGCTTAGAGGTAAGTATGGAAACATTTAAATGGTGCGTAAGGCCAGAATTTCAGATTGATAGTGAACCGAAAGTAAACTCGATTGAGTTTGGCGATGGATACACTCAGCGCCAATTACAGGGGATTAATAGTTTACTACGTTCTTATTCTGTTGAGGTTAAGGTTAAAAACAAAGACCGACTAGAAGTGGATGAATTCTTTAAAAGACACAAAGGAATTCATCCTTTTCTTTTTAAAGACCCATTCACGGGGAAAAATATCAAGGTTATTTGCAGTAAATGGCCTGCGAAGATGAGCTTAAACTTCACGGAGTTTACTTGTAGTTTTGTTGAGGTTCCATAATGCCACAAGCAATTAGCAATCAATTCAAGTTAGACCTTGCCAAACTGGAACAAAACGCACTCATTGAGCTGTTTGAGGTGGATTTAAGACAACTACGAGATAGTGACGGAATTAGTGGTGAATTATACCGTTTTTATGCCGGCACTAACGAAAAATCACAGCCGATTGTTTGGCAAGGAAAGACTTATCAGCCTTTTGGCGTTAAAGCAGATGGCTTTGAGTTATCAGGTAATGGACCAAGTAACCGACCAACATTAACGATTGGTAATGTAGATGGATTTGTTACCGCATTATGCAACCGTTTCGATCAGTGTTTGGGTGGCATCGTTAGACGAAGATTAGTCTATATGCACTATCTCGATGCAGTCAATTTCGAGGGCGGAAATAAGCAAGCAGACCCATCGCAAGAAGTATTGAGTTATTTCTTGATTGAACAATTATCCTCACTCAATCGAAGTGTGGCTCAATTTACTTTAGCCCTGCCATCTGAAACAGATAACGCTTTAATTGGCGCAAGAATGATTACAACGACCTGTAGTTGGTTATACCGAAGTGTTGAGTGCGGTTATACAGGTCGAGCAGTTGCAGACGAGAAGGACCAGCCAACAACTGACCCGCAAAAGGATAAGTGCAGTGGATTACTAACTGGCTGCAAGCTAAGAAACAACACGCACAACTATGGCGGTTTTGTCAGCGTTGACAAGTTGGGGTAGAGAATGGACGGAAAACTACACAACGAGATAATCAAATACTCAAAATCAAAAGAACCACAGGAAAGCTGTGGTTTTGTCGTTTTAGTGGGCGATGAAAAAGTCTTTATGCCTTGTGAAAACGTAGCGGAAGACAAGGAAAATCACTTTGAAATCACGCCAGAAGATTACATCAACGCATCAGAGAAAGGCGAGATTGTGGCATTGGTCCACTCACACCCACAAGGCGAGCCAAAATTATCCCAAGCCGATTTACAAACGCAACTATATAGCCAGTTAGATTTTTGGTTAGTTTGCGATGAGAAAATCCATATCTTTCCGAAAATCCCATTTTTAATCGGCCGTGAGTTTAAACACGGTGAAATGGACTGTTACACGCTATTCAGAGATTTTTACCGGTTATCTGGTCGTGAATTCCCTAACTTTGAACGACAAGAATACTGGTGGGAAGATGGCTTTAACCTCTACTTAGATAATATGGAAAAGCACGGATTTGAGCAAGTGAGTGAACCTCAAATTGGTGATGTGATTTTAATTAGCATTGGTTCAGATGTGCCTAATCACGCCGCTATTTATGTAGGTGAGCAGATGGTTCTTCATCACGCACCAAAACGATTATCTAAGCGAGATTTGTACGATGGTTATTGGTTTAAACACACGCACAGCATTTGGAGGCACAGAGAATGGTCAATGTTAGATTTTACGGTTCCCTTAAACAGTTTGGATCTGAATTTAATTTAGACTGCAAGACACCTGCCGAAGTGGTTCATGCTCTAACAAGTCAGATCCCAAAGCTAAGACAATTCATTCAGCAAGGATTATTTACTGTAAGAGTTGGACGAGAGTATCTAGATAATCGCTATCTTGAGCAAGGCTTAAGCCAAAAGCTAAAAGATGACGCAACCGTCCACTTCACTCCAACACTAAAAGGCTCAAAGCGTGGCGGTGTGTTTGGAGTGATTGCTGGTGCCGCAATCGTTGCTGGTGCTTTAGCGTTAGGTCCGCTTGGACTTGGTGTTCTCGGCTCAACCTCTGCGATGCTGGTAGGTGGATTAGGCGCATCAATGTTGCTTGGCGGCGTGGCTCAAATGCTTACAAAAATGCCAACAATGAGAGGCGTAACACCAACAGGGGCGGTAAAGCCAGAAAAAGGCAAGCAAGAAGAAAAACAACAATCAACAAGCTTTTCAAATCTCTCAAATATGGTGGCGCAGGGAAAGTCTATGCCGCTCGCTTACGGGTTAATTAGAACTGGCACGCTTGTAATATCTCAAGGTGTTGAGACTATGGATGTCGAGAGAAATCCAATTTCATCTGTTGTAGATAATTCAAACAAACCAGCAGAAGGTAATGCTGGCAATAATAACACTGGAATTGCTGACAAGAATAGATACCGAGACAAATCAGGGAAACTCTATCCTTGGATAGCAGCGTGGGAGGATGACAATGGGTAAAGGTAGCAGAAGAGGTGGTGGTAGTCCTAGCCCTGCTGTTAATACTGAGGCTAACACTGGAAGCGGTGCGGGTAGTGTACATACGCCAGTAGAGGCAAAGGAAACAAGCCGGAGCAAACAGTTAATCAAAATCGTTGAAGTTATCTCTGAGGGCGAGGTAGCTGGTTTAGCGGACGGCATGAAGTCTGTTTACCTTGATAATACGCCAGTTCAAAATAAAAATGGCTCGTTCAACTTCAATAATGTGTCATTACAAGGTCGAATTGGCGGACAGGTCCAAGATGTACTTAGTGGATTTAGTGCATCAGAAAAAGAAGTATCTGTATCGGCACAGGTGCGAAGAAATCTACCTATAACAAGGACTATCACAGACAGTAAAGTCTCTAGATTAAGATTTACTATTGGCGTTCAAGCCCTGTCTAAAATGGAAGAGAACGGTGATATTAATGGGTCACAGGTAAAACTTTTAATTACCGTAGGTAGTAAATCATACCCTGTAACTATCTCTGGGAAATACAGCTCTCAATACTTACAACAGCACACATTCGGAAATCTGCCGCCTGTTCCATTCACTATCAAGGTTGAGCGATTAACCGAAGATAGCAACTCTCAAAGACTTCAAAATAACACATTATGGTCTAGTTACACGGAAGTTATTGACACAGTCTTTACGTATCCAAACACCGCTTTGGTTGGCGTGAAATTTGATTCAGAGTATTTTAGCAACCTCCCTACACGAACCTATGACATTATGGGGATTAAGGTCAAAATCCCTAGCAACTACAATCCTAGAACAAGACAATATTCTGGCGTTTGGGATGGTACATTTAAGATAGATTGGACAGATAATCCTGCTTGGGTTTTGTTTGACATTGTCACAAATAAACGTTACGGATTAGGTAATAGATTAGGTGAGTTCGGAGCTGATAAATGGACATTGTATCAAGTTGCTCAATATTGCGACCAGCTCGTTCCTGATGGTTTCGGCGGTAAAGAGCCTAGATTTACCTGTAATGCGTGGCTAACAGAGCAACGCTCTGCGTATGATGTGATTAATGACATTTGCTCAATCTTTCGGGCAATGCCTGTCTGGAACGGTCAGCAATTAACCGTAATAATGGATCGCCCTTACGATCCAGTCTGGACATACACAAACGCAAACGTAGAGAACGGGGAGTTCAATTACACATTTTCAGCCAAGAAAGCTCGCCACAACGCTATTCAGGTTGAGTATGTTGATAAAAATAGTTCATACGAAAGAATGATTGAGTATGTTTCTGACGATGATTCCATTCGCAAAAACGGGCTGAACGTTAAGAAAATAACTGCCTTTGGTTGCACCTCTAGAGGTCAAGCGCACCGCACAGGTTTATGGTTACTGCAAACCGAAAAATTAGAAACCAAGACTGTTACCTTTACCGTTGGCACAGAGGGACTAATGCACGTGCCGGGCGATATTATCAAAGTTGCCGACACGTATTACGCAGGCACAAATGTTGGCGGTCGAGTTTTAGCAATTAACGGTAAAAAAGTTACTTTAGATAGGGAAATCTCTGTCAATGGTAATAGTTACTTTAGTTACATTAACCAAAACGCAAAACATCAAGACATTAAGATTATCTCTGCGAAAGGTGCGGAAGTTACTTTAGACCAAGCTCCAATAGGATTGGAGGCTTATGGTGTATGGTCGTTATCTACTCAACAGGTAACAAGCCAGTTATTTAAGGCGTTATCTGTAAAAGAAGAGACAAAAGGTAAATACACCATTACAGCCTTACAGCACGAACCGCAGAAAGAGGCGATTGTTGATAATGGCGCGAAGTTTGAACCTAGAGTAACTTCAATTCTAAGCGTTCCGCAGATTAGCAATATCAATGTCAATGTTAATCAAGACGGCAGTGTTAGCTTTTCTACCGATATTACAGGCGGCGATGGACTTGTTAAATACGACATCAAAATCTACAAAGACGGTGCTTTATATGATGTTCGCTTAGGCCAATCATCGCCTAATGTTAGTTTTGATAATTTTGAGAATGGCGAATATACCATTGTCATTCAAGTCAAGAGTGAGCGCGGTGAGTTATTAAGCGAGAGAACTCAAACATTCGTTATTGACAAACCGCCGGCACCGACAGGCGTGAGAGTTACTGGTGGACTAGGCAATATCACAATCGAGTGGGATTGGATTAATGATGCCACAGCGACAGAGATTTACGTTAACGAAACCGATGATATAAAAACCGCTAGACTGCTAGCTAAAGTAAATTCTAGGGTTTACACGCACGAAGTTGGAGCTAATCAGGTTAGATACTACTGGCTAAGACACGCTAGAGGTGTGAACGTTGGGCCATTTAACCAAATGACTGGTATTCGTGGCGAAAGCTCGGTTGATATTGATGCGGAGTTAGAGGTTTTAAATAAAAAACTCTCTCAAAATATCGTTGATGAAGTAATAGACACCGCCTTGCCAGCTCGTAATCTTGACTTAATTAAAACAGTCAGCGGTTTAAACGTTGATGAATATCAAGGACATAAACAGGTATATAACACCACAGACGGCAAGTTATACACGTGGAGTGGTAGTAAATACCTTGAGAATGGTATTGATGCAAGTGGTATCCGCATTAAAACAACGCAATTAGTCGGCACTCTACAAGCTGACCAAATTGGTGCTAACACAATCGGAGCAGGTGCATTACAAGCTGGAGCGGTACGAGCTGAACACATTGCGGCAACTCAAATCACAGGCGAAAAGCTCGCCTTGGGACTTGGTGGTAATTTACTTAAAAATCCTTTATTTACTGGCAATTCTGACGGTTGGCACGGGTTTGTTCTCTACAACAAAGAAATCGAAAAATACTGGACGGCAGGTAGTATAGGTGTGCAGTATGAAAATCTACGGTATGACCCAAGTCAAAATTATAGACCAAGAGACAGTCAGTATAGGAATGAGACGTTTAGTTTTGCTAGATGGACCGTGAATGGATTTGCGCAGTTAGCCACTGATGGCAAAAGCAACCAACACTGGATAGATAACGCACGTGTATTGGTGAATGTTATCCCTGACAAAACATATATATTTTCAGCTTATGTAGGTTGTCATCATTGTGGTGGTCATTTGTTAGCAGAGGAATATAGTTCTGACGGCAAGAATTATATTCGCTTTATTAATAATAGCTATTTATTCGGTGAGCGAGATAGAGTACAGCTTAATGCAGGCGAAGAAATGACCGAAGCTTCATCATCACACTTTGAGAATGGATTAAATACCAATACCGCACACAGAGCCTTTGTTAAGTTTAAAGCTCCGAAATCTGGGGTTGTTTGCTTAATTTTCCGCATTAATAGATTCGGATATAGACAAGCATACCAAGATTGCTATATGGCTAGAGCAATGCTTGAGGAGGTGAATCCAAATCAAAATACGCCTAGCCCGTGGAGAGAAACCTCAATCACCTCTATTGATGGCGGTTCGATTGTATCCAACACGATTACCACTAAACAGCTTGGTGCGGATAGCGTAACAGCTAACAATATCGCAGTTGGTGCGGTAGCAGCTAAACATATTGCAGTTGGCAGTATTGGAGCCGACCATATCGCTACACGGTCGCTAACCTCCGATAAGCTTAATGTAAATAG